AGAAGACAAATTAACAGACGTAGTTAAAAGAGTGCATTATCGTTATGAGGGTACAGACGAACAATACTTTGCAGATATTTACGGAGTATTGTCTTGCGAAACACCTTCGGAAACTGACTTTACTGCTTACGAAGATTTAACTTATGAGCAAGTATGTACTTGGTTAGAAGCAGGTCTTAATGTAGAAGCTATGAATGAAAACTTAGATACTCAGATTGAGAACCTAAAAAACCCGCCAATAATTAATAAGCCACTACCTTGGTCTAATTAGTATATTTGCATAATGGCATATTTATACAGACATATAAGATTAGATAAGAATGAACCTTTTTATATAGGTATTGCAACTTATTTAAAAAGAGCATACGATAAAGGACAAAGAAATAGTATCTGGAAATCTATTGTATCAAGAACAAATTATATAGTAGAAATATTATTTGATGATTTGACAAGAGAACAAGCATTAGAAAAAGAAAAAGAGTTTGTTTCTTTATATGGCAGAATAGATAAAAAGACAGGTACTTTAGCTAATTTAACTGATGGCGGAGAAGATTTTACTGGGTGTTGGAATAAAGGAAAAAAAAGAACAGAAGAACAAAAAGCTAAGTTAAGAGAAGCTGCAAAACATAAACTACCTTTTACAGAAGAAAGAAAGTTAAATATATCAAAGGCATTAAAAGGTAAGCCAAAGTCAAACGAGCATAGACAAAAGCTTTCTAAAAGTATAAAAGGGAAAACATATGGTAATTGGACTAAAGAACATAAAAATGCAAATGAGCAATATTGGCTATCTATTTATGAACCTATTGGTCAATACGACAAAAATAATAACCTTATAAAAGTTTGGTACAATAGAAGGTATATATTAAAAGAAATGAATACTTGTTCTTCTTGTTTAACTAAATGTTTAAAAAACAATGAAGCAACACATAGAAAATTTAAATGGAAATTATTAGACCCAGCTTTGCCATTCCAAAATCCTTAATATATCTTTACAAAAAAAACAATATGAAGTACAAACAACTATTACAATTAGTAAGCAGCCTAAACCAAGTTATTGGCAGTCAAGACACAAAGACACAAAAGAAGCTATTTAAAATTTACGAGAAAGTTAAGACCTATCACGAAGGTTACCAAGCAGAAGTTGAAATCTTGCGTTTAGATGCAGCGCAGACAGACGATAAGGACTGCTTACTATTAGATGACAAAGGGAATTATCGCTACTCAAAAGAAGGCATCAAGAAGCTGACTAAAGATATTGAAGCCTTAAATGATAAAGAATTTGACTTTGTAATAATTAACGTAGTCAATCAATCTGGCTTAAATGACTTTACTTTCTTAGAAGATTGGACTACCGGCATCGACTTTAACAAACAAGAAGAAGAAGAACTTTAATGGAAAATAACCACCAAGCAGACCAATCAACAATCGTTTCAGTAGTAAGTGCAACAATAAGCATTACAAGTATTCAACCACTATTCACATTGATTGCAAGTTTGGTGGCTATTGTTTCTGGAACAATGGCTATTAGATACTATTGGAAAATGACTAAGAAACTAAAATGAGAATAATACTTTTAGCCTTATTACTTACTTCGTGTGCATCTGTAAAGAAGGCATCGGAGCGTTTAGATAGCACTGTTGTCAAGACCTTTGACTCGGTGCGTGTTATCGTTTTAGATAGCGTAACTAAAATAGTAGAAAAAGAGGAATATTTTACCAAGACAATAACTTACTACGATACTTTGTGGCTTACTAAGGATAGTATGATAACTATTCCTAAGTACACGGAAACCTACACAAGAGGCACAAAAGAGAAACAAACGGATAGTAAGCAGACCAAGACGGACTCAATGGCTCTAAATCGCACAGAAAGTACCCAAATTTCGAAGATAATTAAAACTAAGGATAAGTCCTTCAGCGAATTTTATAAGGCTTTAATCGCGCTTATATTGATAATTACGCTAATCTTATTCTTTTGGAAAAAGAAATAATATGGCAAAAGCAGCAAGAAGCGTAAACGTATCGACAAACCCGTTACCGATTTCATTCAAAGAGTTTAGCAAGAACCCTGTCGTGGGTATGTTGTTTTTGTGTATCTGCGGTATTAGTTACTTGTATATCGACAATGCAAAGCGTAACGAAAAGCAAGACGAAAAGATAGGCAGCTTGTATGAAATGGTGCGTAAGAGTGATAGCAGTAACGCAGCAAGTACGGCTCGTTTAGAAATGGCAGTAGACCTTAAGGCTCTTAAAAAGTTTAAGTAATGCGCTATTTAGTATTAATAGCTTTGATAGGTTGCGGAACTAAGACCGATAACCAAATTAAAGAGTTGCAAGACAAAGTAAAAGAAAGCCAAGTGCAGAGTGAATCGGTGCAGAGTGTGGCTTCTCAGGATAACAAGAAGGTAATTATGAAGACAGTAAAAACGATAGTTACCTTAAAGCAAGAAGTAAAAGAATTAAAAACAGAACTAAATGAAGTTAAGGCTAAATTGGACTCTGCTAATTCTGTCGATACTAATAGCACCAAGTTTATGCTTCGCCCAATACGTTAAGAAGATAGGTGGCGAAGACAAGATTGTTATTAGCCGGTCAGAAGGCGAGAAGATTAACAACTCATTTGATAGCCTAACTAATTTAGTAAGCTACCAGAACAACAGAATAGATAGCTTAATCAAAGCTAACATCAAGACAAGGGATAGCTTACGCATCGACTTACTTACCCTTAAGGATACCCTTACAATACGCAATAAAATAGCTAACGATACGTTAAACGATTATCGTAGTAGGTATTATAAAAACATAGCGATTTACGAGAAATACGAAAAGGCAGTAGATTTTGAAATAAAACTACATAGGCTTAATTCGGTTCTATTTGCTATGCTAACTTTATTTCTATACTCACAAATAAATTAAGATGCAATTAAACGACAAAGGCAAAGACCTAATTAAATTCTACGAAGGCTGCAAGTTAGTAGCTTACAAATGCAGCGCAGCAAAGGACACAATAGGCTACGGGAATACTTTTTACGAGAACGGAACACCTGTAAAACCGGGCGATAAGATTAGTCAAGAACGAGCAAATGAATTATTTGAGATAATAGCCAAAGAGTTTGCTGACAAAGTTTCTCCATTAGTTAAGAGTGCGGTTACACCTAATCAGTTCGCTGCGCTTACAAGCTTTGCCTATAACGCAGGTATCGGAAACCTAAAGAGTTCTACTTTATTAAAGAAGGTAAACGCTAACCCTAATGACCCTTCAATAGCTTTAGAGTTTGCTAAGTGGGATAAAGCAGGTGGGAAAGTCCTTGCAGGTCTTACAAAGCGCAGAGCATCTGAGTCAAAATTATACTTCACACCTTAAATTAATACTATGAAATGGTTAGCCAATTTATTATCAGACGAAAGAGGTAGCGTGTCTACAAAGCGAGTTATTGCTTTACTATCTGCTTTGTTTATCTGTGTTACCTTATTAGCTAATAGCTTCACGCATCAAGAGATTGCCCCTTCGGATAAACTTGTAGATGCCGTAATGGTTATTTGCATAGCTGCAATGGGTACTACTACAATAGATAAATTCAGCCAAAAATAAACAATGCTAAAATCAAAACGAAAACGACTATTCTTTGACATCGAAACCTCGCCTAACATTGGCTTTTTCTGGAGCGCAGGTTACAAGCTTAATGTAACTGCCGATAGCATTATTAAAGAACGTGCTATCATTTGCATCTGCTACAAGTGGGAAGACGAAAAAGAAGTTTACCATTTGGAATGGGATAGCAAACAGAACGACAAATCAATGCTTAAGAAGTTTGTAGATGTAGCCAATACTGCATCGGAGTTAGTAGGACATAATGGCGACAAGTTCGATTTGCCTTGGGTTAGAACAAGGTGCTTATTTCACGGAATACCTATGTTCCCTTCTTACACAACTATTGACACGCTAAAGGTTGCAAGGTCAAAGTTTAGATTTAATAGCAACAAACTTAATTACATAGCTGACTACTTAGGAATTGGCACTAAGATTAAAACAGAGTACAGTTTATGGAAGGACATTGTTCTACATAAGGACAAAGTGGCTATGGCTAAAATGATTAAGTATTGCCAAAAAGATGTTGTTTTATTAGAGCAGGTATTTAACGCACTTAAAAACCACATCGAACCTAAAACACATTACGGAGTTATATTCGGACAAGATAGAGGCTCTTGCCCTGAATGTGGAAGCGATGACTTGATTATTTCACTTCGTAGAACAACCGCAACGGGTGTAAAGAAAATACAATACAAGTGCAAAACTTGTTTTAAGATACATAGCAAAACCGACAAATAATGAGCAACATACTTGACCAAACAATAAAAGATTTACAAGCAAGAGAAATAAGAGGGTTAAAGGAATACGGAACTACAATGGATAGAACCGATTTAAGCCAAGACGAATGGCTGCAACACGCTTACGAAGAGGCTTTAGATTTAGCACTATACCTTAAAAAACTTATGTTAACCAATGCGCCTCAAAAAGATATTTAGCTTCGGCAACGTATTAGACAAAGAAACTTACGAGCAGTTAAAAGAATTAGATTATACGAACCCAAACTTTAAGGGTTGCGGTGACGAGTTCCAGTACAATCGTGAGTGGTGGGTTATGTTAGACGAAGGCGAGATAGTTGCTTATTGCGGTTCTATTTATAGCAAGGGCATTTGTATTTTTAACAGAGCGTGGGTTAAGAAATCACATCGAGGGCAAGGAATACAAAAGCGAATGATAAAAACAAGGTTAAAGGCTGCTTCTACTTTTTGCCATATAGCTATTACATACACAACATTAGACAACTTTCCGAGCGCAAATAACCTTATAGCTTGTGGGTTTAGGCTATACCTTCCTGAGTATTCTTACGGGGGTTCTGACAAACTTTACTTCCAAAAGTTGCTTTAAAAGGTAGTAATTCTACTACTTTTGGCTGCATTTTACTACCGACTTTGTCAATTTTTAGCTTTACTTTGTTACACTTTTATATAAATATGTAACACTTTATGTAAAATATAGGCGCAAAGTTTAATTAATGGGCGCAATTTATACTGTGAGTATAAAAATAGTGTACGTATATGCGTACATAATTGGTAATAAACTGCACAATTTGATGTGCTTTTATCCTATATAAGCCACATTATTTGCATCATTGTTGCAAAAATAAATTTTAAAGTTTTGCACTTTGTATTGTTAATTGTGTTATCTTTGTTGAAACAAAACACAATATGACACATTTAACCACTTACCAAATGTTCCAATATCAGCGATACGGGAACATATTAATTGACGGGAGCAGGAGTACATCAAACCCTTATGACCCTGCCCTATTGCCTAAAAACTACGATTACGAAGATGACGATTACACCTTCGCTCGTTGGATGGAAAACCAATCAGAACTTGAACTTTTAAAAACCGAAGTATATGAAGATTGAATTTGTAAAAGAAACAAAGCCAGACGGCACTATTTTTTATTATACTTTAGTAGATAACAAATACGATGGTATGAGTATGTATATGGAATACTCACAAGCCTACGAGTATTTTCTTAGCTTAAAGAAAAGACAAGAGCCTATTATCGAAATTTTAGAACACTATTCAGTAGACACCCAAAACAAATAAAATGAGCTTAATTAAAATTCAACAGGAACTAAAAGCACCTAAAAACCAATTCAACGCTTTTGCTAAATACAAATACCGAAGTGCAGAAGATATAATCGAAGCAGCAAAACCTATCTGCCATAAATACGGCTACGCTTTAATGTTAAGCGACGAAGTAATAGAAGTAGGTAGTAGAGTTTATGTAAAAGCTACTGCTTGTTTAAGTAACTTAGAAGATAACATAACTTGCACGGGTCTTGCTCGTGAAGAAGAAAACAAAAAGGGAATGGACGCTTCACAGATTACAGGAGCGGCAAGTTCCTACGCTCGTAAATATGCCTTAAACGGACTCTTTGCAATCGATGACACTAAAGATGCAGATGCTACTAATGAGCATAAAGACGAAGTAAGCGAAGGACAAAAAGCATTTTTGATTGAGCAGTTAGATAAGACAAAGTTTACCGAAGACCAAAAGGTAAAGGCTGCCTTGAAAATCAATGCCATAAAGACCTTAGACGAATTTAACAAAATTAAAGAAACAATTAAAAAGAGTTAATGAAAGAATTGCTACCATTTGAAAGGCAAATATTGTTAGCTGAAGTATACCACTACGCTTGGTATAACGAAGAGGCATACGAGGACTTATTAGCCTTTATTAAAAAGTATGAAAACAAATTAGACAAACCCGTTTTTTTTAACCCAATCAATAACAATGACACAGAAACAACAAATCTTGAACCACTTGCTTACGGGCAAGACCTTGACACCAATTCAGGCTTTAACGAAGTACAATAGCCTAAGATTAGCAGCCGTAGTATTTGAATTAAAACGCAAAGGCTACAAAGTACAGACGGAATTAATTAACGTAGGTACAAAAAAACAAAGTAAATTAGTAGCTCAATATTCAATTAAAAACAAATAAAATGACAGAGAAAAAATGGAGTGCAGGTGCTTGGAAAAAGCAGACCGCTAAAGGAGAAGTAATTAATTTTACAATCAATGATGTTAAATACTCAATGTGGGTTAATGCTTACAAGACCGAGGACAAACAACCCGATTACAAGATTTATGTAAATGATTTTAAACCTAAAGAAGATACGGAAGGACTGCCGTTTTAATTATGCTAACGAAAAATAGAGATGTTTCAATAAGACAGTTAAAGGAGTTATATTATGCTCAACGTAATACCCACGCAAAGTTGCACGAAATGATGTCGCAGTTAGGGTTGTTAGGCATAGAAGACAACGAGCCTTTAGGTGCGGATATAGGTGCGAGAAGCATCGTTAAATTAGTTGAAGAGGTATTTGAATGCGATATATCAAGAAGGGATAGGAGTTTAAGAACTACCTTCGGTCGCAAAGCTGCTGCGTATTTACTTAGAAGGTACACTAAATTGAACCTTAAAGAGATAAGCGCATACACCGGCACTAAAGACCATACCACCGCAATTCACAATATCAAACAAGCAAACAACCTAATTGACACGGAAGATTGGTTTAAGGACAAATTAAAAAGAATTTGCCAAAAGATTGAAATTACGGAAAATTAGTTTATATTTGTAAAAAAGACACATAGACGAACTGCGAACCGCCTATGTGTTTAGTGGTTAAATAATAATAACCCTGGTAGTTCGCAGCTATCGGGGTTTATTTTTTTATGGCAAAAGAAACCTTTTACTTCTCACACGACTATAATAGTCGGAACGATGAGAAGATTAAATTCCTTATTAGGAAACACGGAATGCTTGGTTACGGCATCTTCTGGACAATCATTGAGGACTTGTATAATAATGCAAACGCATTGCGAATGGACTGCGATGGCATTGCTTATGATATGCGAGTGGATAGCGAAACAATTAGAAGCGTAATACAGGACTTCGGGTTATTTGTATTTGAAGGCGAAAACTTTGGTAGTATGTCAGTACAAAAACGTATGGATGAACGAGATACGAAGAGTAAAAAAGCCAGACAAAATGCCTTTAAACGATGGGATAGCAGCACAAATAATGCAAACGCAATGCCACCGCAATGCGACCGCAATGCTATAAAGGAAAGTAAAGTAAAGGATATAAAAGAAATAAAAGAAAGTATAGAGCTACCTTTTGTTTCTAAGGATTTTGAAAAATTATGGTTTAGTTGGAAGGATTATAAGAAAAAACAATTTAAGTTTACATACAGGACAACCCAAAGTGAACTTGCAACATTAAAAGAATTACTAATTTTATCAAAAGGACACGAAGACATTGCCATAAAAATAATTAATCAATCAATGGCAAATGGTTGGAAAGGTCTATTTAATTTAAAAGAAGATGCAAAAGGAACTACAAACAATAAGCCAAAACTTAATAAGCACGAACTCGACAACCTTAGAAACTACAACTATATCCACTCTACTTCCTATGGAGAAGGAGATTATGCAAAGCTTTTCGGGGGAGAGAGTTCGCAATCTGAACTCTACCATATTTAAACAAAACCTTGTTTACTTGATGCAGCTTGTGGGTATTAACAATCCTGGCGAAGTTAAGTTAGCAATTTTAGAGGATTGGATAAGAACCGAGTACGGAGCGTTTACAATAAATGAAGTTAAAGTAGCGTTTAAGCAAATGGTAGCTAATGACTTTATAGACCATTACCAGAACTTTAGTCCTGCATACTTTAGTCAGGTAATGGATAGATACAAGAAAAAAGCAAACGAAGTAAGAAAAATGATGCCACAAGAACGAGTTGAAGCAATACCGCACTTAACCGATTTAGAGATAATCGATTACAGTTATCAGGAATACAAATTGTTGGAAAATAGAACATTTGACAGGTTGTTTAACCCATTAAGTGTATTTACAAAGCTTAATAGTTCAGGCATCAAGGTATGGACAAAAGAAGATGGCGCAGTTGCTAAAAAGAAACTAATGGAGATTATTACCTACAAAGCTAATAAAATGGACATAATTAGCGCAAAGCAGTACCGAGACGAATGGACTGACCAATGGCTAAAGAACCAAGCAAGAGCAGTAGCAGTAGCTTTATTTTTTGAGGACCAAATAAAATTTGGCAAAGTTTCATTTTCTTAATATAGTTTTGTAATATGACCGCAAACGAATTAACCAAAGAAGCAATTAAAAACCTAAATAAAAATGGGTGCTTTGTATGGCGCAATAACAATCTTGCGGTTCGAGGGCGCACCTTTATAGGACTAAAAGGAGTGCCAGATGTTGTTGGCTTCCACACACAAAGCGGAGTAGCGGTTTATTGCGAAACAAAAGCCATAGGCGATAAACTTAGCAGCTACCAAATAGCATTCTTAAACTTAGCAAAAACGGCAAATTGTTTTTGTTACATAGCAACCGAAGACAACGGCAAACTAACCTTAAAGGAGTATGAACAAGAATAGCATCATATTAGAACTTTGGGATAGCCGAGAACTTAAGGAAGCAATAGACAAGATGCAGCCTGAAGATTTACGAGAAGATTTAAGAAGCGAACTATTTAAGGTGCTATGTGAAATGGACGAAGAGCGTTTAATTGATATGCGCACTCGTAACGTATTAAAGTTCTATTTGGTTAGGACTATGATTAATATGATGCAAAGCAACACAAGCCAATTTTATAGAACATACAGAAAACCTTTAGAAGTAGAATTAATAGTACACGATAGAGACGAAGATTTACTTAACAAAGTAGAAGACGAGTTATCAAAGATGCACTGGTACAAAGCAGAACTTTTACGAGTATATGCTATAAAGCACAACTGCAATGCTAAAGAATTAAGCAGGGTTACAGGTATACCTTATATGTCAATCCATAGGGAACTTAAACTAACTAAACGAGAACTAAAAAAACAATTACGCAAATGATAATTATAGCAGCGATATGCTTTGCAATCTTCTTTGTAGAGATACACCAATTTCATAGAAAATGGAAGTTAGATTTTAAGCCTTTTAGTTGCACGAGTTGTTTAGCAGCTTGGAGCGGATTGGCTTTATATTTACTACCTACAATATGTACCGACATAATTGCGTTTGTATTTATTCCAGGAGTGTTAGCGCCTTTACTTTCAAAACTAATGTGGAACTTATGGAAATAGAACACCGCAAATTTTTAGATGACCACGTTGGAAATTGGCATACAGTCCAAAATGGTTATGTGCGTAACATCGACTTAGACATCTTAAAAATGTACGAGCATATTTATCGCAAGTATATGAGTGCAGATTTTATCTTAACAGTATGGTGCGGTAATTGTATCTTCGATATGATTAAACGCTTATACACTTGGTACGAAGAACAACCTAAACCTAAAAATAAAAAAAAGAATGGCTAATTTTATCCACCCTACCGCTATTATTGGCGATAACGTAATTATCGGAGATGGCAACTATATTGGTGCTTATTGTATTATAGGCGACAAAGCCGAGCATAAAAAGTTCTGGAAAAAAGAAAAAGGCAAAGTATATATTGGAGATAACAATATTATCACAGGACTTGTAACAATAGACGCAGGTACTGAGATTGATACCTTCATTGGAAATAATTGCTTCATAATGAAACACGCACACATTGGACACGATTGTACAATTTTAGATAATGTTACTATAAGCTGCGGAGCAAAAATAGGCGGACATTCAATTATTGACAAAGGTGCTAATATAGGACTTAATGCAGTTCTGCATCAGTTTGCAAACGTAGGAGAAAATTGTATGATAGGAGCAAGTGCTTTTGTTAAAGGAGATGCAAAACCAAATACTAAATACGCAGGAGTTCCAGCAAGGGAAATCGGCTCAAACATAAGATAATGAAAGTAGCAATTTTATTACTTGCACAAAACAGACACGATTTAACTCAGTGTGTAATTAACCATAACTTTAAGAATAAAGGATATGATGCTGACTGCTTCTTAATAGATAACGGAAGCGATACGCACGAAACATTTAACTACCCGTTTGCAGGTTATGACTTATCTAAAGAAAAACGAGGCATAGCTTCAGGAGTAAATGCAGGACTTAGGATTACTACTAATTACGATGCGGTTTGTTTATTAGCCAATGATATATTACTTCCTAAGAATTGGTTGTCAAATTGGGTTATGTTTTCTAAACGTGTGCCAAAAACTGGCATTATTGGAATACATTGTGTAGAAGCGTTACCGCCATTAGAAGACGGCATACATAAAATACATACGCCATTTGGCGATAACTTTATTACTCGTGAACTCATTGATGCAATAGGTGGTTACAATACCGAGTATGACCCATATGGTATGCAAGATAGTGATTATGCAACAAGGTCTTTGATTGCAGGGTTTACTAACTATTACGTTCCAGATATGAGGTCGGAGCATATAGGACACGATGTAGGTAACGGAACGGAATATCGTAGAATGAAGGACGAAAGCTTTGCAAAGGCACAAGAGATATGGGATAGAAACCAAGACAGATATTACAACCAAAAAGATATAAGATGCGAATACTTTGTATAACTTCAGCTAATAGCGGAGTTGGGTATCATAGAATTATGATGCCTATTGTAAATATGGAAAAAGAGTACGCACTTATTACTGACGTACTTAATGACGAACTATTAGAGCAAGGGTGGGATATTGTGTTAATGAATAGAATGTTAAATGAGATAGATGCAAAGCAAATGGACACCTGGAGAACTAAGTATGGCTTTAAGTTAGTAGTAGACAATGACGATTACTGGGAACTTAGCGAAAGCCATCTATTATTTTACAAATACAAATACGATAAGATAGGTAAACTAATTACCGATTATTTAGAATTTGCAGACCTTTGCACCTGCACACACGAAAGGTTAGCAGACGAGATAAGTAAATACAATAAGAACGTACACATATTACCAAACGCACTACCTTACGGCAAAGAGCAGTTTCAGGATAACAAGACCGAAGATTACAAAGTAAGATTGTTCTGGAGCGGTAGCGGAACGCACGAAAGAGATTTAGAGATACTTAGGCAGCCTTTTAAAAGATTGCAAGGTATGAATATAAGAACTGTAATAGCAGGTTACAATGATGGGGAGAAGCCTATTTGGGATAAAATGATTGATGCGTTTACTTGCGGACTAAAACTTAACCCTACTATCTACAACTATGCAAAGGTAACGGAATACATGGGGGCTTACACGGATAGCGATATTTCAATTATACCATTGGTAGATAACAAGTTTAACGCTATGAAGTCCAACCTTAAGGTATTAGAAACGGCTGCAAAAAAGAACCCTGCCATAGTTAGCCACGTCAATCCTTACTTAGATATGCCCGTGCATTACGTTAAAAGCCAAAAGGATTGGTATAAACATATTAAAGATTTAGTAAGCGATGCGGATATGCGAAAGGAGAGCGGACAGAAGTTGTTTGAGTTCTGCCAAAAGAAGTATAACTTTGACGAGATAAATTTAGACCGAAAGTATATTTATAGTAAACTATGCCAGTAATAAAGTGCGCCTCTAATGGCAAATACCGGATTGGAAACGGCGGTTGCGTTTACGATACCGAGGAAAAAGCAATGCAAGTTTGGAAGGCTATCCTTGCAGGTGGAAAGTTTGCCGAAAGTTATACCGACTATCCTGAAAGTGCAACTAATAACGCAAAGAGGGCAATAGAATGGGCTGAGAAAAATGGTTGGGGTTCTTGCGGAGAAGCAACTGGTAAGGCAAGGGCAAGACAATTGGCAAATCGTGAACCGATTAGTAGAGATACGATTGCTCGTATGGCTTCGTTTAAAAGACACCAACAACATAAAGATGTGCCTTATAGCGAAGGTTGCGGTGGGTTAATGTGGGACGCGTGGGGTGGAACGAGTGGGATTGAGTGGAGTATTAATAAGCTAAAAGAAATTGATGGCAAATAGTTATTGTATATATAACATAATTAGTCCAAGCGGTAAAACGTACATAGGCGTAACAAATTCTTTTACCAGGAGAATGGGGGAGCATTTTTCTGATTGGAAAAATAGAAAACAAAACATAGCTTTACATAATAGTTTTAGTAAGTATGGCTTTGAAAATCATTCTAAAGAAGTTATAATATATAATCTTAGTAAGGAAGTTGCATATAAATTAGAGGAATTATCTATAAATGATTGTAAGACAAATAATTCTAAAATAGGATTAAATTCAAGAACAGGCGGTCAAGGTGGTAATATTATTGATTGGAAAAGTGAAATTGGAATAAAAATAAAGCAAAATCAAATTGACAAATTAAAGCAAAACTATAAAAGTATTTGGGATAAAAGATTACCTTTAATATTAGAACATAAAGACATAAGCACAATATTAGATATATCAAAAATGCTTAATTGTAGCACAACTGCTTTATGTAATTACTTAAAAGATAATAGCATTAAAATTAAAAGGAAGCCTAAATATGATTTAAATAATATAGCAAAACAAATAGCAATATATTACAAAGAAGGTTATACAAATGATTATGTTATTCGTAAAACTGGTTATAGTAAAGGAACTATTTGTAGAGCTAAAAAGATAGTTCAAAATAATTTGCATACTTAAATTTTTATTATTAACTAACGGAAAATTTAATGGGGAAAGTATGCAGAAACACACACAAATTTATTTGCAGGGAATGGGGTATAAAAAAACGGACTTCATTCCTTGCGAAGTGTGTGGCTCACAAGCGGTAGACATACATCATATTGAGGCGAGGGGTATGGGTGGGAGCAAAGACAAAGACACGATTGAGAACCTAATGGGACTTTGTAGGAAGTGCCACATAGAATACGGAGACAAGAAACAATATAAAGAGTTTTTAAAAGATATACACGCAAAGAATTATGGCAAAAGGTAACGAGAATAAGAACAAAATTAGCTTTGGCAAACGCAAAAGAGGTTCTGCAAAGAAGTCCTTTAATAAGCACACGCCAAGAGAAAAAGCTTATAGAGGACAAGGTAGATGAGAAAGTTAAACGCTATATGGCTTCTCCTAACCCACAAGGCTTACTTCCTTGCGGTATGTAAGACGGGTAAAAACGGAGACGATATGACCACAATAGGACACTACACCTATGCAATGGCAGAAACTTTAATCAATAAGCATATAGCAGACGTAGATACTTACCTCGACCAAGAAGATGCAATAGACGAAGCAAACGATATAATTAACGGCATACTATGATACAAAACGTACCAATCAACACAGTAAAAGCAAACCCGAACAACCCCAGAATAATTAAAGACGATAAGTTTGCAAAGCTCGTAAAGTCAATTAACGAGTTCCCTCAGATGCTAAAACTTAGACCTATTGTTGTTAATGACGATATGGTTGTACTTGGTGGCAATATGAGATTAAAGGCTTGTAAGGAAGCAGGACTTAAAGAGATACCAATAATTAAAGCAAGTGAACTAACCGAGCAGCAGCAAAAGGAGTTTATAGTTAAAGACAACGTAGGCTATGGCGAATGGGATTGGAACGACTTAGCAAATAATTGGGATGCCGAGCAGTTACAAGATTGGGGATTAGACATACCAGGCTTTATGGAATTACCAAGCGAAGATGAATTAACAGAAGATAATAAAAATAAACCACCTACAATAAAAATTACATTTGAGACAGTAGAAGATTTACAACAAGCAGAAATAGATATAGTAGAATTGATAGATAGAAAATATCCAAAGGCATTTTTTTCAGTATCAGCAGGAGAACTATGAGATTAGAAAAAGCTTCATATAAGGCTATAAAATACGCTTGTTTAAATTTTCATTATGCAAAAGCAGTACCTACATATTCTATTGGGTATTCTGTTTTTGAAAATAATGTTTGGTGTGGTGTAGTTTTATTTGGCGGTGGTGCATCTGTAAATATGCCAAAAAAATTTAATTTGAATAATGGTCAATATTTAGAATTAAATAGAATGGCATTAAACGGGAAACAATCATCAACCAGTAAAGTTTTGTCAATAGCAATTAAGTTAATTAAAAAAGAATGTTTAACTGTAAAAATGCTATTTAGTTATGCAGATAAAGGACAAAATCATAGCGGCATAATATACCAAGCAACGAATTGGTATTACATTGAAAATATTGAAAGTAGTGGTACAGAATACTTATTAAATGGAATTTGGAAACACGATAGAGGTAGATATAATTGGGGGGTTGATTTCAAAAAATTACCAAAAAGAAAAAAGGCAGGAAAGCATAAATATGTTTTTCCATTAACCAAAAGTTTGGTAACTTTATGTAAATCTTTAAGTTTACCATATCCAAAAAAAGCGGTTGTAGCATAAAAGTAATGCGTTAGTCAATCCAGATTAAAGAAGGCGGGGCAGTACCGACCTTACCGCTCAATAACAAAGAGATAAATAAGAAGATATGGCAAACGAACATAATTTAAAACCGGTACAAAAAGGCGAGATAAGAAACCCAAACGGCAGACCTCGTAAATATGTAAGCCTACTTAAAGAGCAAGGCTATAAACTTGCTGAGATAAACGATACTATCCAAGCTATGATGTCAATGGACTTAGAGGAACTTAAAACAGTATGGGATAACCCCAGAGCAACTGTATTAGAAAAAACAATAGCTGCTGCTATGCGTAAAAGTTTAGAGAAAGGCAGCCTTTATAGTTTAGAAACTTTGCTTACCCGTGTTTATGGTAAACCAAAGGAAACAGTAGACACTACAAATAAAACAGAGCTAACAGGCAAAATACAAGTCGAGGTAATTACTAGCGGAGTGCCTTTAGCAAATAGAGAAACAGATGTTTAAAACAACCGATGTATTTTTAAGTAACCGAAATGCCGATACTGATATTATAATCAATCAAGGCGGTACAAGTAGCGGTAAAACTTACTCAATACTTCAAAACCTATTCCTTCACGCAATAGAAAACGATAGGTGCATTATAACTGTTGCCGGTCAGGATATACCAAACTTAAAAGTTGGACCGATAAGAGATGCGCATAACATAGTGGATAATACAGAAGGGCTTAACAATTACATTTTAGAATATAACAAATCGGATAGGGTATTTACTTTTGTTAATGGATCTATTATAGAGTTTAAAAGTTATGATGATGCCCAAGATGCCAAACAAGGTAAAAGAGATTACTTGTTTCTAAACGAGGCAAATGGCGTAGATAAAATTATTTGGGACGAATTATATATAAGAACCAAAAAGAAAAGCTATATAGATTATAACCCAAACAATGAATTTTGGGTACATACCGAGTTAATAGGTAAGCCTAACGTGACGCTAATAATTAGCGACCATAGGCATAATACATTCCTGGATCAAAAGATACACGATAAAATCGAGGCAATAGACGACCCAGAACTTTATAAGGTATATGCTAGAGGTCTAACAGGTAAACTTGAAGGGGTAATATTTAGAGATTACAACATAGTTAGTGGAGTTGATCCAGATGCTAAGCTTATTGGCTACGGATTGGACTTTGGCTTTAGTAATGACCCTACGGCTTTAGTTGCCCTTTATTCACAATCTGGAGAGTTAGTTATAGATGAGCTTATTTACGATAGGGGATTGCTTAATATCCGCATTAGCGATTTAATGCGTGAATTAGGCGTTAATGGGCGTATTATAGCAGATAGTGCCGAACCTAAGTCAATCGCTGAATTAGGGGCTTATGGTTGGCAAATAGAGGGTGCTAAGAAAGGACCGGATAGTATCAGACAATCAATTAATACTTTGAAGCGTTATAAATTAAATGTAACGCAAAGATCCAGCAATCTTAAAAAGGAACTTAACGGCTATAAATGGAAACAGAATAAAGATGGAAAACTTGACAATGAGCCTGTCGATTTCCTTAATCACGCAATAGATGCCCTGCGTTATGCCTCACTTAATATCCTGGATAACCCAATGTCCGGGAAATATGCATTCCTCTAACTTATTGATTTTCAATAATAAATAAAAATATTAAATTTTTTTTTAAAAAAAGTTTACCCATTTTGATTGTGGAATGTGAATGCTTTGTATATTTGATATATCAATTAACCACAAAACATTTTTTTATGCAAAACTTCACTTTAAAATTCGGTAAGTACAAAGGTCAGCAATTTTTAAGTACACCTGCTTCTTATCAACAATGGTTATTA